ACCTTCTGGACATTCCGGAAGTCCCTTGCTGCCATCAGTCACACATCTGTTGAGTGTTGTATCAAACACATAACCTGGTGGACACTGTTGAAAATCATCTCTGTTGATAGCTGTGATACCATACATCACATTGCGATGTTCCAGCAACTGTAGATCAACTGTGTTGTCATAGTTCAGTTTGGTTGATACCACTCTAAACAACATTTCTGGTGCTGTTGGATCCACAGTACCTGTGCTGTCAGTGGGTGATTTAAACAAATAATCTGTTAAATCAGTGCCAGTGGTTGTGGTTTTGTATTGATGATTTATTTTTACAACATCACCTGCCACTATGCTTTGTCCTTCATTGGTTATTTTTAAACTCACTGCCAACTGATGTCGTGATCTATCCACCATGTATTTGGCAAAAAAGTATACTCTTTCCCATCTTGTGAGTGTTGGATGTGACAGTGTGAGTATTAAGGGTTCGCCGCCATCTTCTGATAGTGCTGTGCTGTCTTGATATATGACAGTGTCACTGTCATAGCCTTTTTGTTCATTGGCAAATGTTATTCTTGCTTCATTGTACTTAGAGTTTTTGTCAGCTGATTGAATATTGATGTCACCAATGATCATGTCATCAGTTATGGCTATGGCATCATCAGCTGGGAAGTTGGCTTCAAAACGCAACTGATACTTGCCATTAACATATGGTAAAAAGCCTCTACAACTTTGTAATAATCTTTTGGTGTTGTTGAACATGGTTTCTTCAGTGTTGACCACTGCGTCACATCTAAACAAGAAACTCACAAAAGGTTGTGTTGTGAGTGAGTATGTTTGTTCAAACACTGCTTGTTGTGTATCAAACGAAGCAAAGTTTATTCTGTTGTCTTTGAGCCCTTTACCATAACGAGGATTTCTCAAATAATCCAGCAAACAATCTGCTGGATTGTTGGAATATGTAAATGCTCCTACTCCTGTGATTTGACTTTGTGCTTCATATGTGCTGGTGTCACTGTCAGTGTCCATGGCTGATGTGTATGTTGTTAAAACTTTTTTACCTCTAACTTTAACTTGTACTTGTGGAATACCCTGCCATGGATTGTTTTCTGGAAACCATTCAAATCGCAGTGCCACATATGCAACACCTCTTAATCTATGATTTGCTGTCCAACTGCCACCTTGTTCACCTTGGAAAAATGTGGATGAAGTTTGATCTTCAGCACCAGTCCTAAACTCAGCCACAACTAAACTTCTGTTGCTACGCCAATATGAACTTTCCTCACCTTGTAGATTTTGTTGTGTGATTGTGAGTGCTTGATTGGGTGTGATTTTGTCACCAGTATATGAACTCAATCCTTGTTTTTCATCATTGATGTACAGTTCAGTGAAACCATCTATTTCACCTTCACATATGGCCAGCACTATGTACAAATATTTGTTGTCATTAGAGGGGCCGCTGTTGCCCATAAACACTCTGGTACCACCTATGCGTCTTTCGCCATACACTACGGGAATGCCTTTGACAGCTGAAGCTGTGTTTAACAGTATGCCTTGGTTTTCACTTTCAAAACTAGAGGGGTTGTCATATTCTGGAAGGTCAAAACTGAAACCAAATGCTCCTAAAAAGCCATCTACCACATTGGTTACAAGTTTAACAATACCACCAACTATGCCGCTGATGATGTCACCAACACCTTTTACTATTTTCTTAAAAAAGTTTCCAAGCATTATTGTATCCTTTTGCTGTAGTACATCGTGTTTGGTTTATATCCTAGTTTGTCAAATGTCAAATCATAAGCACGTCTTTCGTATGCTGTTTGTTTAATACCAACCATGGTATTGATAGCACCTTTAGAACGAGCCCATCCTTCGAACACATCTAACAGTTTAAGTCCAAAGTTACCTCTGCCATAACGGTTAGCTGGATTGTGTACATACCAGTGATGTGTTATCGCTGTTGGATGTGTGCTTAAACTTGAAAAATCAATAGTGCCACTTAGATAACCAAATGGCTTGTTTTTTTCATCGGTTATAACCAACATCACAGCATCTGGATCCAACATCATTGTGTGTATCCATCGTTCGCATACGTCAACTGAAAACTTTTCACCGTGTTCAGTGTTTTCGTATTCTATCTCGTTCAAAGCAATCAAATGTACAACATCGCTTGGAACTGCTTGTCTAATATTTGTAGTCATTGTATTCATATTTACTTCCTTACACACTGCCCCATTTTATGTCTTGTGTTTGTGTCGAACTCCATTCAAAACCTTGATCAAAGTTGAATATTTCAGTGGTATCATATCTTTTTGTGGTGTGTTGGCTAGCACTGTTAGTAAATCTACCATTGGTTGCTTCAAAGTTAGCCCAGTGTGATGCCACATTGAATGTTATGGTACTTTCATCACCTTTTTCAACTGCTGAAAAGTTTTTGATGTTGCCATCAAACAACAAATATGTTCTGTTGGTTTGAAAAGCATTGTTGTCGTCTAAAAATGTTCTGTATATCACTATTCTTTTGTTGATGATGTTGCCATGCACCACATCTGAAATATCCCCAGTGTCAACACCACTCAAGTTTATTGAAATATTGTTTACTTTGATTTGTGTGGTTTCTGATACTGCACCAAAACCCAACAGTTGTCCAGCGGCATTGTATGTGTTGCTACCACTGTCTGGGGCTGTGGCACTGTCATATGCAATGTTGTAGAAGTTGTCAGTCAAATACAGTGTTGTATCCAAATGCAGTTCCATCAAATGAAACACTCGTGCTTGATCTTTTTCAGTAGCACCAGTGCCATCGCCAGTGTATAAAGGTGTTGTAAATCTTGATCCCGTGTAAGACATTAGATTGCCTCCACTACATCAAACTCCAATGACGCAAAGCCATCTGCTCCTTCAAAATATCTCACTGTGTCACCACTCAATCTCACTGTGAGTTTGAAGTTGTCTTTGCTCAAAACATTTTCAGTATCAGCCACTGCTGAAACCAATGCGGGTTCAAATGTCAATGTTGCACCACTGTGTTCTATCACCATGTATGCTTTGCTGTGTCCTGAAAAGTTGATCATATCACCTGGTTTGAACTCGTTGCTATTGTCCATTGTGATTGTAGTATTACCTATACTGCCTGTGGAAGCGATACCTTCATTATTTGTTTGTGTGCCGCTCACATTGGCTAGATTTGTTGGCGATATAGTAAATGATGTTAAACTGCCTTTTTGCTGTATTAAGAAAGCATATATTCTTCTCAACTTTTCTTGTGATAAAGGTGGCATTACTATTCTTGCTGACCAATAATGTCCGCCAAAACTTCTTACTTGCGTTCTTCCGCTTAAACTTTGTGTAGCCACGGTTGGTTGATTTGATGTAAGCTCTATCGCTGTGATATCAATATTCAAACTTGGCGATGCTGTTAGCATGTCATTAAAATGTGTGTGTATAGTCATTATGCTGTTATACTCCTTCTACCAGTGTCATTTACAGCTTCATTGATAATACCAACAATAGTATCTTTTTGCTGTGCCAATGCTACGTTAAATGATTGTGCGTCTATGGCATTTACTGTGAACTCAATGTTAACATTTCTACCCAGTTGATTGTTTGGTGTTATACCACCAGTTCTTCCAGGAGTAAAAAGTTCGGGGCCTTCTTCCCCTACGATATAACTTTGTCCTGCCCCAACAGCACCACCTCTAGCTCTACCTGAATATGTTTGTTGTGATATTAGTGCCAGTTGTGCCGCACCCATAGCCAATATTGCTCCAGCTAGGAAGGGCCCAAATATACCACCTTGTGCTAATGCTTTAGTAACACCAGTAGCTGTATTCATTACAGCCGACGCCATATTCATAGCTTTGTTTAGTTTAAATGCTTTTTCATTAACTTGTGATAAATCCTCAAGTGCTTTTCTGCCTGACTTTTTAGTAAGTTCAAGTATTTCGTCTTTTGTAAGTTCTGTAAGATCAAGTTCTTTGTTTAAACCGTTTGATATTAAGTCAAACTGCTCGCTTACTCTTCTTTCACTTGCTCTTTGACGTTGTGCTTCATATCTTTCTTCTAATCTATTTTTTAGTTTAAAATAGTTTTCATCAAATGATATTCTTTCACCATAATAATCTTTTAAATCTTTTAAATCGCTGTTGTATTGATCGCGATTAACTTCTTCTGTTGTTTTTAAACTATTTTTGATTTTTTCAATCCTTTTACCTAAGGCATCTTCTAGTTTCTTTTGTTCTTTGTTAACACCTTTGTCAGTAGTTGTGCCAGTGCTACCAGCAACCGCACCATTTTTGCTAGCCATTTTCATTATAGGGTCTACGTATGCTGTTAGTTTTGCTTGTTCTTCTCTTAGTTTTTTAGCTTTAGCAGTGATTTCATCATATTGTGCTACAGCATCTTTACCACTTTTTACTACTTCACCAAACTGATCAACAACTATGTTACCAAACTTGATTGTTTCACCACTAGCATCATATATTTTGTCTACAAAACCTTGTGCGTGATCTGTTACTGTGTCAAAACCTTCTGACACATATTCCAAACCTTTTTTACCCATATCAACAAGTACACCAGTTAAGTCGGAAGCATCACCTTCAAATCTTTCCATTAGTGGAAGGAAGTCTGCTAACACATTGTAGCCATTAATCGCGGCTTGTACAAAGTCTAAGAATACTTGTTTGATTTTATCAATAACTCCTTTAAACTTTTCTCTAAGGAAGTTACCAAATGTAGCAAATGCTTTACCTAAAGCATCAACTACTCCTTTGACTAATGCTAAACTTCTACCTAAACCATTTTTAAATGACAAATATCCAATCAGTGCCACTACTGCTGTAACAAGTGCGCCTATAGGATTTGTTGCTATAGCTATAGTAAATGCTCTCATTGCCAAAGTAGCACCTTTAATCCAAGCCGCAAGTTTAAGTGCTATTAGTGCCCCAGTTATTCCTCTAACATGTTCCATATTATTGATTAAAAACTGTGTAGCATCTTTTAACAAGTACACTGCTTGTGTGGCTTTAAAACCTATTTCAACTGCTAGATCTGAGTTAGCTTTTACAAACTTTGTTGTTTCTCTTGCTGTTTCTGTTAACGCTGATCTTAATCCGCTATCGCCAATAGCTACTTGAAACTCTTGTACTTGGTCTTTAAGATTTGAAAAAGCACCTGTTAGTGTTTTTGCTCTGGCTTCTAATGCTCCAGCGAACTCGTCTTCACCTATTTCTTGTAGATATGCTAGTATATTTTCGGTATTGAACTTCATTTCAGTTTCAACACCTCTAAATATCGCTGTGATGTTGTCACCTTCTTTTTTGACTTTTATACCAAGTCGTTTTAACATTTCAAACTCGCCAGTGGTTGCGTTGAATACTGCTTGTGCTACAGTATCAAATCTAACACCCATACCAGCGGCGATGTTACCTAAATCGGTCATCATGTCTTTGGTTGGATTCAACCCGGCGTTTCTAAATGTTATGAAAGCATTGGATACTTCGTCAAGTTGGAATGTGGTGCCAGCCGTGAACTCTCTAATCATGTCCATGGCTTGTGCCGCCGCGTGTGCGGAACCTTGTACAGTTACTAAGGTTGCTCCTAGGTCTTCAAATGTTCTGATTGTGTTTATGGTTGATGAAGCAATACGTTGAAACCCTAAAGCCGCAACTAATCCTCCAGCTAGTTTGGTTAAACTGCCAATCTGTCCTTCCATTGAATGGAGGTCTTTTTGGACTTTACCAAAAGTTTTGCCGGTCTTATTAACGCCTTCTAATATTATTTGCTCTCGTATAGCCATCTTGTTTCTTTTGCTCCTTAGCTTTAATATTTAAATAAGCCAACCAACCTTTAAACTCTAAAAGGGACATTTTCATAACAGTACCTACCGTAATATGTAGGTGTTCGGCTATGGCGAACATTGACCTAAGTTCGCTATCCCCTATTAGTTTTTTTCAATCGCGCCTATGCTATCCGAGTTAGCATTATTAAGTGCGGTTGCTACTTTTACAAGTACTTGTGGATCCACTTCATTCATTAAGCTAGCTCTATCAGTGTCATGGAATACCCTTTTACCGTCAGCATCTAAACTTTTTTGTATGATAGATTCCACTAGTGCTTCAGCAGTTTTACCATCAGTAGTTAACTTTAGTATTTTAGCTTCAGTAGACATCGATGAAGTTGCTCGATAATATATGTCGCAATCCCATTCTGCTACATGAAGTTTTTGTAGTTCTCCTGACAACTTTGATTTAAAGTGTGCCAGTGCTTTTTGTTTGATATTCATATCCGATTTTGTCATCGTTTTAATCTCCTTGTTCCAATGAACCCGGTCATTTTCCTAACCGTTGGTTTTACTATTCCACTGGGTGCTTGTTTTGATATGCCCTTGTCTAAGAACTGTATGTATGGTGTAGCATTGCTTACTTCAAAAGTATCATTGCTTATGTCCTTAGTCCAGTTTTTCCTAGCATACCCAGTACGTTTAGGGGTGTTAGCACGTGCTACATCGATAGTTTTGTCACTAACTTCTTCTAACAAACGCTGAACTTGTCGTTCAAGTTTGTCAAAACCAGCTTCTGACTTTCCCGCCAATCTCGCTTTGTACATTAACACACCCCTATTAGATAGCCGCAATAGTTAATGCGCCGCTGCCTTGTGCCGCAAATGAAGCCTCAACCACACCATCAACTGATGATGTAACTGAAAATGAAGTAATGATACAGCTTCCAGAAAACTTAGAGTTTGCCGGAGTTTCACTTGTATCATCGCCTGATGGAAATACTTCAAATGTTGCTAGTGTTTCTTGTCCTGTTTTTGACATCAACTCATCAAGTTTTGCTTGAACTGTGTCAGCGTGGTCAAAATACACATCACCTGAAATAGTGAATGTGCTTAAACCAGGTTGATATGTTCTCATACCTGAAGAGCCCATTGATGTAGTTTCAAGTACATCTTGAGTTTGTTCAATAGTAAATGATCTTAAGTTACCGATTGCTGTTGATGTTAAACTATCACCACTATCAGCTAACTTGATCACACCATCGTGTCCAGAATAGATCGCCATGTTTATTTCTCCTCGTCTGTGTTGTTAAAGTCGTCGTTGTTTGGATTGCCGTCATTAAACGGTGTCTCCAGTTGAATAACATCAGCTTCAGCCTCGACTTTAACTTTGGGTTTTTTTGCTTTAGTTGATGTTCGTTTTGCTTTTACAGTTGTAGATGGTGTCCAGCTCCAACCTTCTTCAGCAACCAATCTAGTGGCTTCAGTAAAACCACATTGTTTGGAATCTTTGTCTTTGTATATTGTTCTAAGTGCCATATTATACCGTGCCTCGTGTATATTTATATTGAACTGTAAATGTAATATCTACCCGTCCGAGTGGATATATAGTGCCATCATCAACTACGATGTTTGACACATAACAGTTTAGTGCGTTTAAACTTCTTTGTCTGTCAGTTTCAAGTGCTTCTTCGATCGCTTCAATCAGTGCGTTACGCTGTGTGTCAATATTGTTTGTGATAGTAGTTGCGGAAGCTGAAGCTCTTACAAACCCAATAATAGTGTAGTCTATCTCACCCATTCTCAAACCACCTTGCGTGATATCATTGCGAGCTTCTTCCGAAGTTCTCACCATTATGGCTGGATATTGTGTTATCGCTAGGTCTGTGGTGTTGATTGGATTACGTGATACAATAACCACTGGCGGATTTGTGATACCTTGTAGTGTTTGTACTATGTCTTGTGCTATGTCTTCTCTTACACTCATTATCTTACCAATCTATTGTAGTGTACAGGCTGTTGTTCATTGTCTTCAACCGTGCCATCACCATCAAAGTCATATTTTACACCGTCTTGTAGTACAAAGTCAATCTCTTCTTGCCATTTTGACTTGTAAAAATCAATCATTACTCTAAATCTATCTGGTTCCGCTGAGTGTTGTGTTAGTTTTGGTAAGATGTAGTATGCTAGTACATGGAACACAGCCGCTCTCGTAAACTGACTCGCTGTTAGTTTTGTAGTATCCATCTCTAAACCAGCTGGTGTGTATAATCTTACTTGTGATCTTGACACTCTAGGCCACCAGTGTATTCTCAAATATCTTTGAATATCAGCAGTGGTTTTTGCGTGTTCATCACCAAAGTCCAATATACCATATTCTTTGATTTGGGGCTCGTATTCTAATATGTTTGCGTCTGTGCTATAGTTACTCATTTACTACTCCTTGTTGGTTATAGTGGGGATTGCTCCCCACTATATGATTTATAATCAATCGATATTATGAAATATCCACTGTTACTAATCTACCGTGTCCAGCTTGTAATACAGCCGCACCTGCTACGCCAGTTAAAACTAAGTCAGTAGCTCTTGAAGCCGCCTGTCTTTGTTCTTCTGCCGTTACAGCACCACGCATAGCATGGCCGATAGCTGACGGTGAAAATACCGCACATGAAGCCACGTTGGAACCATCAATAGGTACTAAAGCGGATTCAATCACTGTACAACCAGCGATTTGACCGATGTAGAAGTTTGATAGTATTTGATTACCAACATTTGTGTTTGCTGTGTAAGCCGTTGTAGCAGTTAAAGATTTTTTAAGTTCTTTAGCCGCTGTTGGGTGAACAACTGCGTAGAACGGGCCTGTTAGTTTAGCCGCTCTTAGCTGACCTACTGCGTTGAAGATGTCATCAGTACCAAAGTTCGCCGCTGTAACAGTACCACCTGCTGATGTTAAACTGTTAAAAGTTGTGAATGCTTCAGTGTCCATTGATTCCGCAATAGCTCTACCGCTTTGATCACCAAGCTGTGCCATTACATCGTTCACTGCTGAGTTTTTAAGCATATCTGTGATTTGGTGATATACTACGTGCTCAGTTAATGTAATAGTAGCTGATGTTGTGTTAGTTTCTTTTGCTGTTGCTGCCGCTTCGTCTGAAATGTTTTCAGCTGTGATCGCACTCCATACTGGTACTTGAAGTACTTTACCTGAGTTAGCGGGAGCGTCAAACAAAGTCATCATCTGTCTAGCAACAGAGTTTTCGTACGCCGCAAACTGCGCCGCAGTAACGAGATTACTATATAACTCGTTGTTGATGTTTGTATTTGAGTTGCTTGGATAAGCCATTTTATTTTCTCCTGTTTAATATTAACGACCTTTTTGCTTACGATATTCAGCGTATAGCTGTCTATGGTCAGCTCTGGTCATGTCTAGTTTACTAATATCAAGCGTTTCACCAACTTTACCTTTGTCTCCAACTTTACTTCCTTCTGTACCCATTCCTGATGGAGTAGCACTTAAAAAGTGTTTATTAGATGTTACAAACTCGTTGACAAGTTCGGATACTCCCATGTGTGTTCCATCATCTTTGTATCTTACTTGTCCTGTTTTTGGATCCGTGATTTCAACATCGCCACCGTCACCAAGTCTTACTTGATCACGCAATAGCTTTGCCACTTGCTGTGGATTGATGCTACCTGCTTTGCTGGCTTCATCAACTAAACTGCCATCAACTCTAATAGTTTCAACAGTCTTCATCAGCTGGTTTATTTGAGCGTCTTTTTTCTCTGCTTGTTCTTTAAGCAGTTTCTCAAACTCGCCTTTGGCTTTTAGTTTATTTTCACGTTCCTGTTCTGCCTTAGTCATTAAGTCTTGATATGTTTCAACATCTACACCCTCATACTTTTTATCGTACTTGCGTCTTTCTCTTGATACTCTATCAGCGACTATCTTGTCCAAGTCTTGCTGTGTGAATAGCTTTTCCTGTGTTTCAGTTTGTTCAACCGCAGTCTCAGTGGACTCAGTGTTTTGTATATTTTCCGCTTCACTCATCGTAATACCTCCTTATAGATATGAGTTAATCTCCAATCATAATGATTGTTTATGTTTGTATTTATGTTGCTTTAATGATTGCCTTGCGTTTGCTAGTACATTAAAATCTTGCTGTATTAAGCATGGCATAGGGGTGCTGTGTCCCCCAAACTTAGGATGTGAATATAACCATTCTTCATCATCTCTTTCTTCATTAAACTGTTTCATTAGTTTGTTCAGCTTGTATGCTGAAGCTTGTGGATATTGATATATTCTTGCCACATATTTTCCCAATGGTAAAATATTACCATCCCAATCTACTATGTCTATGCGTGATTGCTTCCAATATGCTTGACTCCACGGACATACTCCAATGATTGATGCGAAATACGTCCGCCAGTCAGTATTTTGTGTCAAAAGTTAGCCTCGTCTGCCGCCTCGTTTGCCGCCTCGTTTGCCACCTTTTTTCTTTTTACGTTTCATCGCCATTGTCTGCCCCCCTCTGGTTGTTAAGTTCTAACAACAATCTTTTTGCTTCTGTGATATCTGCTTGTGTGATTTCTGGATGTCTAGCCAACATTTCTTCGTCAGTTAATCCTTCCATTATCATATCTTGAATGTGTGTGCTTCTAGTTTCTGGTGTTGTAGTAGCATGTTCTAACTGATTGTCAATGATTTTTTCAAGTACATCTTCATCAGTTATAAGTGCTTTAGCCAACATGATGTCTAGCTGTTTAAGTAGTTCTCTATTTTCTGGTTTTGTTTCTTTTGCCGCTTTGATTATAGATACTTGATGTTCTTTATCCGAAATATTAAAGTTATCTGGATAATCCACTACTCCATCAAATGTTGTACCTTGCCATAACGCCCACATGCGCCATATTTTTTCTTCAGCTAACTCTAAGTTATCGGCTTTTTGTGCCAATCTAGCATTCAACAACTGAAACTCAGTGTTTAGTGCTACGCCACTCATCGCTGAAGTCATTGTGTTTCTAACACCCCCCATATTAGCCATACGATTTATGGAATCCACTTTGGATTTTATGCTGTCCAATATGTGAGCTATTCCCGCCCCATTGGGCTCAATCAAGTATGGCTTCAGGTTAGGGTCCATATCATCCGGAATGTCTATAATAGCTCCCGCGCCAGCACTTGCTTGTGTGGCACCTGTCTTAACAAGACTTGGATGATTGGAAATCCTAATCAACTGATCTACTTCACTTAGTTCATTGTATATGGCACGTTGTACATCAGCTATGTCACTGATATCACTTACGCCAATACCTCTTTCAAGTGTTCTTCCAGAATATACTGGAATAACTGGTACAACCCCTATAGGGTTTGGAATAACTTCTTTTACTATATTTCTGTTTGTGCCGCTAACGCTTTCGTATACAGTGGTCTCAGTAGCTGTTATAGTTCTGTAGTACACTGCGTCATCATCAATACCATCTAATAGTGTGATTGATTGTAAAGCATAAACGCCATTTGGTTTTCTAGCATAACTCCAATCGATAACATTTTCTGGTGTTATGATTGATACATACGGACGGATTTCTTGATTAAGTTCTTCTGCTCTTGTTTCAACTTGTATTCTGGGTTTATCACACATTACATAAACTATACCATATATGCTTGAATATGTGCTTACATCTCTCATAAAAGCATTAAAGTTACGACCTTCTAAATCGCAGTCTTCATAAAATAACTCTAAAGCGGGATCGTTAGTGATATTACCATAATCTCTGATTGGTGGTTTTCTAAATAAAAATGAGTTGTAAGTTTCAATCACTGATTTACAATGATTATCTAATGCTGTGTTTCTTAGTCTGTTGTCAAAATCTTCACCAGACTCCATTACATATCTGGTAAGATATTCGCCGCTTCTATAGTCATTACCGCCATTATAACTGTCGCTATAATATGTCCAACGCTTGATGTTTTTGCGCCATTCATTATGTACGGGAAGTCCTAAGAAGTCTAACTTGTATCTTGTATCAAAAGCGTCGTAGATTGTAGCCATCTTGTTTCCTTATATTGTCCGTATATTCCAGGTTGCTGGTGTATTTGTATTTAGCATATTACGTTTTACGGGATATATGTATTCAATCATATATCCAAGTGCGTCTGCCATGTGATCTAAACCATCGCTTTCATCTGGCACACTAGTACCTTCTTTATACACCATTCTACTCAAACTGTTGCGAACTTGTTTACAGTTTGGTGTTATCCATAAACGCTGTGTGCCATCCATTGTTTTCAAAGCACTATTTACAGCATTTATTCTGTCTCTAATGCGTGGATGACTAGGGCGACTTAATGTCTTAAACCCAGCGTTCTGTAGTATATTTAAGTCTGTTCTGCCGCCGGCTGATGTTTTACGTTGGCGTGATGCGGGATCTGGATATATTGTGATATCACAGCCGCTATATCTATTTTTTATTTCTTGTACCATTTCATCAGTGTTGGATGAATATATCACTATCTCATCAAATATCACCAAACCATTATCAGTTCTAGTAGCCACAGCCGCTGACATTGGATTTATGTTAAAATCCATTCCAATCAATATAGTATGTGGTTTGTTTATTTGTTTTTTATAGACGCTGTGCTCACCGTAGTTGTAGTAAATGATACCTTTGTATGTAACAAACTTACTTTCATATTCTTGTTCAAATGTTCTTTGATCTAAATCTTTGCGAGCTTGTTCAATCTCTGATTGTGGCACTTGTCCGCCATCTAGTGTAGTATATTGAAAACTATCCCAGTTGTCTGGATCCAGTTGTGCTTGTTGATATAAATCATATGTCCAAGCACTTACACCTTTGGGTGTAAAACAAAACATAGCACTGCCTTGTGTGTCTGATAATGTTGGACGTAGTACTTCAGTCCAAGTTGTGATGTCTATTTCACTGGCTTCATCAATAACGATACCATGTGATTTAATACCTCTAAGT